ACTGAGGCGGAAGCCAAAGACTACCTCGCGATGCAGTGGGTGCGCCGCGTCGATGACGCGCGCGCGGCGGGCTGATCATGCCCGCGCCCGCCCTACTCTCGCGCGCCGCCGCGCGCATCTTTCCGGCCGCGTTCCAGAAAGCAGTCGGCACTTGGCTGTGGCCCTCGTCGGGCGGCTCGCCTTGGGGCAACGGTGATCGCGGCCCGCTCGGCGCGTGGCAGATGAACCGCAACCACCCGCACGCTGGTCTCGAGTTGGTCGCCTTCTCCGCTGTCTATGCCTGCGTGAACGTGATCAGCAGCGACGTCGCCAAGTTGCCGATCCAGATTTTCAAGGTCGACCAGAGCAACGGCGCGCGCACGCTTCAGCGCAGCGACTACTATTCGATGCTGTTTCGCACGCCCAACGAGTATCAGACCCATTCCGACCTGCTCTACGCGTTCGTGCAATCCTACCTGCTGCAGGGCAACGCCTACTGCTATGCCGGCAAGCGCAACGGCCGGGGCGAGACCACCGAGCTTCATGTGCTCAACCCCTATCGCGTGAAGGCGCTCATCGCCTCCGATGGCTCGGTGTTCTACGAGTGCGCCGAGGACTTCCTGGCCGGGCTCGCGCCCAACACCATCGTGCCTGAGCGCGACATGATCCATCACCGGCTGCCGTTGGTGCCGGGCTTCCCGCTGGTTGGCGTCACGCCGATCTTTGCCGCCGCCGCTTCGAGCGCGGTCGGCATCCAAATCCTGCGCGACAGCCAGCAGTTCTTCGCCAACTCGGCGCGGCCCTCGGGCCTGCTGCAGTCGACCATCAACCTGGGCGACGAGCAGAAGCGCAAGGCGAAGGAAGAGTGGGACATTGCCTATCGCGGTCGCGAATACGGCAAGGTCGCGATCCTGCCCAACGGCCTCGACTGGAAGCCGATCACCATCACCGCCCAGGACGCGCAACTCATCGAGCAACTGCGCTGGTCGGTCGAAGACGTCGCCCGCGTCTTTCGCGTGCCAACGTTCATGCTGGGCGACGTCTCGAAGGTGACGTATCGCAACAGCGAGCAACTGGCGCGCGCCTACCTCACCGGCTGCCTGGCTGGCCACATCGAGGCGCTGGAAGAGCGCTTCGAGCGCGCCTTTCAATTTCCGCCCAACTTCGAAATCAAGTTCGACCTGACGCAACTGCTGCGCACCGAGATCGACGTTCGCTTCACGGCATACCAGCAGGCGCTCAATGCCGGCTGGCAGTCGATCAATGAAGTGCGTGCGCAGGAAGGGCTGGAGCCCGTGCCCGGCGGCGAAGAGCCCCGCGTGCAGATGCAGTATGTGCCGCTCTCCTCAGCGAACGAAGTCGAGCCGGCGACGCCCAGCACGTCACCCGCGCCGACGCCGACGACCGAGAGCGCGCCTGATCCGGCCCGCGTGCGGGCACTGGTGCGTCACCGCCTGAGGAGGGCCGCATGAACCGCGAAGAGATCGACGCCCTGGTCGCCGATGTGATGGCCGAGCACTTCGCCCGGCTGCGTGCTGATCTCGAAGTCCTGATCGAGCGCGCCATTGCCGCCAAGCCGCTGCCGCCCTTCCTGCCGCCGCCGGTGTGGACCGAGGGCAAGCACGGCGCGGGCTCGGTGGTGCGCGCGCACGGCGGCATCTTCTACGCGCGTCGCGACACCGATGGTCATCCCGGCGACGATGACGGCGCGTGGCTGCCGCTGGTCGTCGGCCTCGCCGGCTTCGACATGCGCTGGGTCGACGATCACAAGTTCGTCTGCATGGCGCGCCTGAGCGACGGCCGGCTGGTCGAAACCGAGCGCGAGATCGCTGTGCCCATCGTGCGCGGCTACTGGAGCGCCGAGACCAACTATCTCCCCGGCGACCGCGTCTTCCGTTATGGCGAGCACTCCGCGGTGAAGATGTCGTTGGGCGTCGACCCGACCAGCGCCGACGCCGAGGGCGTGTGGGAGAAGGTCGGCGGCAAGTATGCCCGCACGCTCACCTGGGCGCTCGACGAGGCGAGCCTGATGCTGTCCGAGAACGGGCGCGACGTCGGCTCGATCAGGACCGGGCTGCTGAGCGTCGTCGAAGAGGCGCTCGCCAACCATCTCAAAAAAGCCGCCGCTTAGGAGGCCCGCCATGAGCGACGAAAACGGGCCGCGCCTTGTCGCGTCCGATGGCCAAGCCGTGGCTGCGGCCGACGCGCCGCCGGGCCTGCTCGATCAGATCAAGGACGATCTCGGCATCCCCGCTGGTGACACGACCAACGACGCGTGGCTGCAGCGGCGCATCGACAACGTGTGGGCGCGCTTCGAGAAGTATTGCTGCCGCGCGCTGCCGGTGCCGCCGGCGCAATTCATCGACGACTGGGGCCTGATCGCTGAGCACTCGAACCGCGTCGAGCCGCCGCTCATCGACCACTGGCCGGTCGGCTCGCCCTTCCTGCGCTACTGCCCGGTCGTCAGCATCGACGCCATCACCACCGGGCCGCCCGGCCAGACGCAGGATGGCGACCCGACGCGCGTGATGTTCGAGCCGGCGAGCGGCAAGTTGTTCGGCATCGACGCCGCCGCGCAGTGGCAGTCCGCTCAATGGACGCATGACGTGAGCTTCGCGCTGCGCCGCAGCCAAGTCCGCATCACCTATACCGCCGGCTGGGCGACCTGCCCCGGCGACCTGTACGAGGCGCTGCTCAACATCATCGCGCCGCTGTGGGCGACGCGACAGGCTCAGCAGGCCGGCGGCGGCTTCGGCGGCGGCACCGTCTCGCGCATCAACATCGTCGACGTCGGCGAAATCGATCTCGATACCGCAGGCGCCTTCGCCGAGAGCGCGGCGCGCGCGCGTGGCGGCGGCGACCCGCTGCTCGGCCCGTGGATCACGCTGCTCGACAGCTACGTCGACGTGCGCGTGCAGATGGGCAGCCCGCTGATCCCGGTCACGACGGCAGTGGTCGAGCCATGAACCTCGTCGACAGCACCGCGCCCGCGCTGCGCTACGGCTTCACGCTGTTCGCCCGGCCCGCCAGCTACGCGCCGAGCGGCGGCGCGTCGGCAACGCTCCTGGCGTTCATTCGCGGCGTGCGCTCTGACGACCTGTTCGCCAGCGCGGTGCAGCAGGACGTCGCCGCCGTGGTCGACGCCGCGCAGTTCAAGGCGCTGTTTCCGGCGCGCCCGATCCCCGCTCGCTACGACCGGCTGCGCACCGCGACGATGTCCTATGCGGTCGAGGAATGGCGCGGCGCGCCCAACGACGACGCCCCGGTGTTTTTCAAATTGCTGCTGCGCGGAGGCACGCAATGACACCGCTCGAAGTGTTCCTGGCGCAGTGGCAGGCGGCGATCCCGGCGGCGGTGGCTACCTACCTCGAAGCCGTCAACAACCCGATGGACGTCAACGCCGCTCCTGATCCGTGGGCGGCGGTGGTGCTGCAGCCCGAGCAGCGCGCCGACGTCACGCTGGGCAGCCAGCCTTGGGTCGAAGAGAGCGGCACCTTCCTGATCGGCCTGTTCACCCGCTCAGGCAAAGGGCCGGCGGCGCTCGATCAGGCGGTCGACTACGTGCGCACCGCCTTTCACGGCTATCGCGCCAACGGGCTGCTGGTGCTGCAGGTCGATGGCCCTCACGACATGGACCCGGCGTCGACGGGCGAGTGGTGGCAGATCTCGCTCACCGCCCGATACATCTTCCAGACCCGGCGCGATGCCCGTGGCCCAGGCTTCGGCGACTGGTCGGGCTTCCCTGACGCGCCGCCGCCACCGCTGCCGGTGCCGTAGCGATGGCCGGCATCGAAGTCTCGGGGCTGCGCGAGTGCCTCGACAACATGAAGAAGCTCAACACGGAAACCCAGCAGGAGCTTGCCGGCAAGGCGCTGCGCGAAGCGGGATGGGTGATCGCCGAGGCGATGCGCGGGGCGACATACACGACCGGCTTCAAGCGCATTACGGGCGCACTCCAGCGCGGCATCTCGGTCGCCGTCCAGCACGACCCAAAGGCCGATGAGCTCAAAGCCTACGTCGTCGAATATCCGCAGAGCATCGCGGGCGCGGAAACGCCGTTCAAGGCGCTGGTGCGCAAGCGCCGCGCGCGCAGCCGCAAAAAGGTTGACGTGAGGCAGACCGCTTATTGGTGGCTCTTCCTCGAACGCGGCACCGAGGCGCGCAAGTCGGTGCGCACGCCCAAGGGGCGAGGGCCGAAGAGCCTGCGCCCTGGCACGCGCTCGGCCCGCGCGCTGGCGCGCTGGCAAGCGGCGGCGTCGCGCGGCGGCATCCGGCCGATGCCGTGGCTGCAGCCGGCGTTCAACGCCAAGGCCGTCGACGCCATCAACACGTGCCGCGACACCATCAAAAAGCTCATCGACGCGGCGGTGAGCGCCATGCCCAAACGCTAGGAGGATCGTCATGCGCATCTCGTCTCAAGGTACCATCATCATGATCGACGACGGCACCGATCCGACGCCGGTCGATATCGTCAGCGCCACCAAGGCCAAGCCGTGCGTCATCACCGTCGCGACTGGCGCGGGCGTGCCGGTGGTGGGCGACATCATCGTGCCGCGCGGCACCGGCTGGAACAGCATCGAGGCGATGCCGTTCAAGGTCTCGGCCGTGGCGCTGGGCGCGATCACGCTGGAAGACAGCGACACCACGCGCGAAGCCAACAACATCCTGATCGGCACCATCGAAGTGCCGACGTTCCTCGAGATGTGCCGCTCGACCTTCACCGCCAATCAGCCGGCCGGTGCCACCATCGATGTGACGACGCTGTGCGATACCGCGCACCGCATCGTCGCCGGCCTGCCCGCCATCGGCACGTGGACCGCGCCGGGCTTCTACGACTGCCAGGACATGGCGCTCGAACGCGCGCGCGATGCCTACCGCTCAGGCGAAGACGTCATCATCGACGTGCGCCTGCCTGACGGCTGCGGCTTCACCTTCATGGCCATCGTCAACACTTACGATGTAACGCTCGGCATCAACGTCGCCGTCGCCAACACCGTGGGCGGCCAGATCGACGGGCGGGTGAATTTCTACAAGACGCCCGCGCCCGGCTTCGTGCCGCTGGTCGGCGAGCAGGCGATGCGCACGCCCAGGCCGCAGACTGATCAGCCGCAACAGGTCGCGGCATGAGCGAGCGCGACATCTGGGACGGCCTGCCGGTCACGTTCGTCGAATTCACGATCCGCGAAGGCAAAGCCGTCAACGCAGCGTTCGCTGAGAGCGCCGAACAGGGCTCCTACATGCTGCTCGTGCTCTCGATGCAGTGGGCGGAAACGAGCACGCCGGTGTTTGCCAGCGTCGACGAGATCGAGGCGTTGCCGTTCCGGCTGCGCCCCGCGCTGGTGCGGCTCAGCAACAAGGCAGCCACCACCAACGGCATGGGCGTCGGTGACGACGACGCCCTCGTGCGCAAGCCGGCCAATGGCCACGACGCGAGCGAGGCCACCGGCCCTTCCTCCTGAGGCCGGAGCGGGTCTTCCTTCACCGGCTCGCCCTGGCGCTCCACAAAACGGTCGGCGAAATCGAAGCGCGGATGTCGAAGCGCGAGTTGTATCACTGGCATCTGTTCGACGCCGCCCATCAGCCGCTGCCCGACCGACTGGCCGACATCCACTTCGGCATGGTGCTGTCGGCGATGGTCAATCTCATGCGCTCGGCCGACAGCGCACCCGTCGCGGCGTCTGACTTCTTCGTGATCCGCGACCGCTCGCCGGCCGCCGGTCCCGAGGTGCAGGAGATCGACCGGCTGCGCGCGCAATGGCGGGGAGAGTGACATGGCAGCCATCGGCGACATCCTCGTAAAATTCGTCGCCGACTTTGCCGACTTCGCGGCCGGCTTGGAGAAGGGACAGAAGCAACTCGTCGACTTCGGCGCGCAGGCGACCGAGACCGGCAAGGCCGTCCAGGGCTTCATCGGCGCGGCGAAAGCCGTGTTCAGCGCCGCCATCGTCACCGAGGCCATTGCCGGGCTCAAGGCGTTCGCCGACCAGACGATCAAGAGCGCCATCGAGATCGACAACCTGGCGCAGAAGTACAAGCTCACCACCGATCAGGTGCAGGGGCTGCAGGCGCAGGCCAAAGCGACCGGCGAGGATTTCAACAAGCTCGCCGACTATTACAAAAACCACAGCGACCAACTCGGCAAGATCACCGACGCCGCCAAGACCACCGCTCAGGTGATGTCGAGCGACCTTGTGAAAGCCATCGGCAACTTCGCCGACGCCGCCGACGATGCGTTCGTCAAAGCGAAGTGGATGTTCACGTCAGGCGGCAGCGGCCCCGCCAACGCGATCAACGCTGCGGCGGGCGCGGTTAAGAACCTCGGTGACAGCCTCGCCTACATCGACGGCAAGCAGGCCGCGATGGCGTTCGTCATCGCCGTGGCGACCGGCAACTTCGGGCAGATTGCCGGTGGCATCATCGGCGCGGCGACCAACACGGCGGGCACCGCCACGACGGCGGCGGCAGACAAGCAACTGGCCGACGCCAACGCCAATCTCGAAAAAGTCCGCGAGATGGTGGCTCAGGGCACCTTGGTCGCGAAGGACCTTGAGAAGGCCGAGCAGGACGTCGTCGTCGCCGCTGACAATCTCAGGAACGCGCGCGACAAAGCCCGGCTGGTGCAGCAGCAAGACGCCAAGCTGCAGGACGCGAAGGACGCGATCAAGCTCGACCCGATCACCGTCCCCGGCACGGGCGGCGGCGGTGCCGGCGGCAGGACCGACGACGACAACATCCAGGCGCAGATCGACCGCTATGCCAAGCTCACGGCGGCGTCGAAGACCGCCTACGACACGATCCAGGGCGGCGCGAACGCGACCATCGAAGCACTCAAGCGCCAGATCACCGTTCAAGAGCAGATCGACACCATCGCCGCCAAGCTGGGCGCTCGCTACACCGACGCCGACCAAGCCCTCAAGGATCAGCTAAAGGACCAACTCACCGCCTACGCGCAGCAAAGGGACGCCACGCAGAAGGCGCTCGAAGTGGTGCAGGCCGCTGTCGAGACCGACAAAAAATACGGCGACGGCAAGGTCGCGCTCACCAAGCTGCAGAAGGACCTGAACGACCAACTCAAGACCGGCCGCATCAATCAGGACGACTACAATCGCGCGACCAAAGAGGGCGTCGAGGCGATCCAGCAGTCGGCGCTCGCCGCGCAGCGCTACGATGACAACCTGGGCTCGCTGGCCGCCGGCTTCGAGCACGCCGCCAACGCCTACTCGCGCCAAAACGATCTCTATTCGCTGGGCGAGCAATCTTTCAACGCGCTGACTTCGTCGATGATGGAGGGCCTGAAGGCGCTCGAAGGGCAGAGCCAAAAGTCGTTTGGCCAGATCGCCGCCGACTTCGCAAACATGCTGGCGCAGATGGCGTTGCAGGCGGCGGCGTCGGCGGCGTTCAAGGCGCTCTTTGGCGCGGTGAGTGCTGCGGCTGCGCCAACCATTGCCGGCGCTGGCTTGCCCGGCGCGGCCGGCTTCGACACGTTCCTGACGACGCCCGGTGCAAGAGCGGGCGGCGGCCCGGTCGGCGCTGGCCAGCCCTACGTCGTCGGCGAGCAAGGACCCGAGCTTTTTGTGCCGAGCGCCGCCGGCAACATCGTGCCGAATAGCCAGACCAGCGGCGCAGGCAGCGTCACCGTCAACGTCGACATGAGCGGCAACAGCGGCGGCACCAGCAACCCGAGCCAAGCCCTCGAATTCGGCCGGCGCGTCAAAGCAGCGGTCGTCGGCGTGATCCAGAACGAGCAGCGCCCAGGCGGCACGCTCTATCAACGTCGGAGCTAGTG